TATAACAGTAGAACTTAAACTTAACAAGGAACAAAATGATACTTAAATTAAAAGTGTGGTTACTTAAAAAACTGCTTAACGATGTATCTAAGCATGGACATGATGGTGATGTTTACTTAGCTCACATTAATAAATTTGAAGATAAACTACTCAAGACTGTAGGTGGTGAGGGAAGTATAAATCCTGACACTGGCCTGGTTCAGTATAAGGGTGGTGGTGGAGGAGGTAACTCACAAACAACAAATGAGCTAGACCCTAATGTTGTTCCTTATGTAGTAGATGCATTATCTAAACAACAAGCATTATATAATGAAGGTGCTCCAGAATATTATGCTGGACAAACTTATTTAGACCCTAACGCTAATCAAACACAAGCCATGAATCAAATGGCAATGCAAGCAAAAGCTGGAAGTCCTGTATTAAATAATGCAACTAATTTAGGTAACAGTATGATACAGGGTGATTACCTATCAGCAACAAACCCTTACTTTAATAGCGTAATGGACACTGCTGGACGTAAAGCAACTGATTTATACAATACAGCGACTAATGCTACATTTTCTGATGTAAGTAAAGCTGGAAGATATGGTAGTAATGCTCATGCAAATCTACAGGCTGGAAATGCTGGAAAACTAGCTGAGTCTTTAGCTGACACAGCAGGAAAATATAGCTATAACAACTACTCAGCAGAAAGAGCAAATCAAAATCAAGCAATGGGACAGGCTCAGAACTTAGCAAGCAACCAATATTATGATTCTGCTCAACTAATGAACGCTGGAAATAATCAAGCTGGCTTTGACCAGACTGCCTTAACAGCGGATATCGCTCGCCATGATTACGGCCAAAATAAAGAGGCTCAATTATTAGGCAACTATACTAAAGCTGTATGGGGAGCTCCAGGTGGAAGCACCTCTACCACATCACAATCTGGAGGAGGTAAATAATGGCTGAAGCTATGTTAATTGGAGCTGGAGTTGGTGCTGGAACAGCATTACTTTCAGGCAACGATTGGAAAACTGGTGCAATGGTTGGTGCTGGAACTGCTGGCGCAGGAAGTGCTATGACATCTAACCCATTTACAACAGAAGCATTAAAGGCTAGTGCAGGAAGTGCAGTATCAAATGGTGCATCTCATTTAGCACAAACAGGCGTACAACAAGCAACTGCTAATGCTGTAGCATCAAGTGCCCTAGACCCTACCTTAGCAGGAATACAACAAGAAATTTTATCTGAAGTTCCTCAGTCTGCTGTAAATAATAGTGTTATGCAACCTCAAGACTTTATTGGTTCTCATTTAACTAACGATGTAAACAAACAAGGATTAATGAACAACTATTCAGGATTTACTGATGCCGTTCCAGACCCATTACAAGCTTACCCTTCATTTGACAAGCCAATTATCCCTACAGCGGATGAGCTAGCAGAAGCAAACGGAGGTTATGGTGGTGTCTTTGATTCTTTTGGAGATACTATGGGTGCAATTGGAGACTTTACAGGCCTGGATAGAGGTGATGTTGCTCAAACAGGAATGATTACTGGAGCTCAAATGCTTGCAAATCCACAGCAAAAAAAACCAATAGAGCATGCACCAGTAAATCAAGGAATATCAAGACCACAAGTAGATGTTGAATTTAATGATGGTTTATTATCATCGCTTCCTAGTGGAGGAGCTAATCAGCTTACACCAGAACAAATTGAAATATTAAAAAATAGAGGAATTATATAATGGCATGGTATGATAATTTATTAGGTACAGGGGCAAATATTTTTGGCGCTGGAACATCTTTGGACATGGATAGGTATAAAAAAGCTGGTCTACTTGCTAAAGATGGGTCAGACTTTAAAAAAGCCAAGACTCAATCATTAGCTAGAGGGTTACTAGGTACAGCTGTTGGATATTTAGCTCAACCACAAAATCAAGATTATGGCAGTATAGTTCCTTATTTAGCAAAAGGCTATCAACAGGGGATGACTCAAGCACAAACGCCATTTGATAATTTAGAGAAGCAAGCAACAAACAATGCAACTCTTGATGCTCTTATTTCTAAAAATACAAAACAAGAAGCGCACGATAAAGCTGTAGCTGAGTTTATTAAGAACAACCCTGAGTATGCAATCATGAAAGATATGCCTATGGAAAATCAGGCTAAGATTATGCAGGATGCATTAAAGCCTATGAGCGGTTCAGAAGTGAACAAAGAAAAGGCAATAATAGCAATGAGAGATGAACTAATGCTTAAAAACCCAGAAATGTCTTTACAACAGGCAGAAAGAAAAGCAAGAATAGAAATTGCTATGAAACCTCCAATGGAGATGAATATGGGTAATAAGTTTGATTATTTTGAGCAGACCAAAATGTTTGAGTATGTTAATGGAATAAACAAAATGACAAACGCTGGAATAGACCCTGCTCGTGAAATGGAATTAGCTCAAACTCTTATGAATCAGGCGGGTAGTGAGCAAGGTTTTGGTGCTGGTTTAATAAATACCTTTAGTGCAATAGCTGATAGGTTGGGTATTACTGTTGCAAGTAACGATAAATCTGACATATTAAGAGCAATAAAGAGTGTTCAAATTAAACTTGCTCTTGGTGAGAAAAAACCAGGTAGTGGCCCAATGACAGATAAAGACTTTGACAACTACTTAGCTACTACAATTAATATGGAAAACCCACAAGCAACTAACCAAATTATTTCTTATATTCAAAGAAGAAAGCAAGAAGAGAGAGAAAGGTTTGCTGATGCTTTAAGTGATTATGTTAAACAAAATGGGTATGACCAAGATATTTATAAGTTTGAGAGAGCTTGGAACAAAAAGAATCAAGGACCTTATTCACGTGAGATGGAAGCAGAGATTAAAAAAATTGTTCAACGAAGCAGAATAGCAAAATCAAACACAGGCATGACAGAAACTGAGCTTGACACTGCGGTAGCTAGTGAAGATGAAGTTATGGAAATTATTGAATCAGACGACAAGGAAATACCTAATGAATTTAGATAGCAGTGAATTATTTAAAGCTCTTCCAGAGCCTATGAAGAAGATTTATAGGGAAATTTATGGTATAGCAGAAACTGGTACATCTATAGTTTCTGGGATAGGTGCTCCTGCGTTAGGCATTGCCGAGACTGCTGTTGATGTTATGTCTTACTCAGACAGTCCTAAATTAAAAAAAGCAGAGGAGTGGTTACAAAAAAACCAGGACCTTGCTGAAGACCCTAGATACATAAAAGTAAAGCAATGGAGAGACAATGAAGTTGCAAAGAGGCCAGGCGAGGCTGTTTTGGATGAAAACATAGACTCTTATACATATTCACCTAGAACGGAAGAAGGGCAAAGAAATGTACAGGCCATAGGCGAGACTATGGATGAATATAAAATACCACCTTTTACTCCTGGTATTGGGCCTGCTGGTCGTTTTGGTATAAAAAGAAAACCACGAGCTAAGAAGGTTAAACCTGGAGACCCTGAGTCAGTAGAAACAGCAGATGCTTTATTTACTAGAGCTAAAACATATTTTGACGAAGCAGATGAGGCAAGAGTTGACTTTAAACCTAACGCTATTAAAAACCTTATAATTCAAATGAGAAAATCGTTAAAAGATAATAATATTAGTGACTTGTCTTCTTATGGGCAAAACGCCTATAATCAATTAGATAGGATGGAGCTAAGATTAAACTCAGGACAGCCAGTTAGCTTTAATAAAGTAATGGAGTTTAGAGATTTAATTGATGATGTAGAGACAGTTAATAAACCAAAGTCAAGAGTGGTTTCATCTATACTACGTGATGATTTAGATACATTTATTGCTGATGCTGGAGATTCTGTTATAGCTCAATCCTCTCAAGGAACTAAAGCAAATTTACAAGCATTTAAGCAAGGTCAGCAATATTATAGTAAAGCTAAAAACACTCAAATACTAGAAGAGGCTATAGAAAATGCACAAATGACAAAGAGCGGTAATTATAGCCAAGCTCAATTAGTAGATGCAATGAAAAAAGAAGTTAAGAAGATTGTCAAAAACAAGAAGAAGTTTAGATTCTTTAGAGCGCCTCAAAAAGAAGTGCTAAGAAATTTTGCTAAAGGCGGAAGCTTTGAAGAGTTTTTAAAACAAGCATCTAAGCTTGACCCTGTTTCTGGTGGCTTTATGTTAAGTCCAACATCCCTTGCTACTTTAGTGTCAAGTATGTCATATGGTGCAGGTAATGGAGCAATAGTCTTTGGTACAATGGCTGGACTTGGCCAGGGAGCAAAAGCAACTAGGAGCGCTTTGCTAAAAAATAGCATAGACAAGATGATGGCCAATGTTCAAAATCGCCAGGTTGACGTTAATACTGGATTCTCTCAAGTAAACCTTCCAACAGATTTAGGGTTGCTTGGTACTAGTGTTGCAGGACAAAATGGGCCAGATGAAGACATTCAATCTTTACTACAACAACAAAAATTACCTTTCCCTCAAGGAAGGTAAGGAGTAGGGAGCTTTAACTTTATAGGAACTATTTTATGGAAATGTTATGGACAGTATCAGCACCAGCTTGGCAGTGGCTACTCGGAGGCGTTGTAGCATTGTGGGTATGGGAAGAGTATTTGGAACACGTTTGGTACAAATTTAAAGGGTGGGTAACAAGCCATCCCAATAAGAAGTAATGGAAATAGCAACACTTTTATATTTAAGTGGTGCGCTAACTGGGACAGTAGTGGGTGATGCATTAGACCCACTATCCCTTAGTGAAGAAGAAAGCAAAGATAAACCGATTATTCAAGAGTTATGCGAAACAACCACAACAACTGATTCTAACGGTTTAGTAAGTAAAGTAGAATCCTGCAAAACATATAAAACAATCAAATAAGCAATTAGACAAAAAAAAGCGACCCTTGTAAGTCATTGATTTATAAGGGTATTTTTTTGCCCAAAATGGCCTAAAAAGCCATATAAGGCCCCAGGTTGTTTTTGGGTAGGCTACCCTACATGGAAGAAAAATAATCGCTCAGAGAGCACTTTTGGTGATAAGTAAAATAAATCAAAATAAGTGAAAAAAAGTGTTGACTCCTTTAACGAATCTGTTAATATGTATATATGGATAAAAACACAAAATTACTAAACCAAAGATGGGAGGCTCTAAGAGAAAGAATAAAAGAGCTTGCAACAGAACCAAAACTAAATTACAATACTAATAAAGGAGATACAAAAATGAAAACATTAAAACCAGTAACAGAAAGATTAGTTAAACAGCTAGAGCAAGAGATTGTAAACTTAAACGCAGAGTGTGATGAAGCGTTAGCTAATTACACACCTAACTATGAATTAGACTGGGATAACTCAGATGCAATCTTTTATTCTTACGAAGACCAAATTAACTGGGTGAAATCATTCATTAACGAACTTACAGGAGATAAATAATATGATACTAACAAATAAAAAATCAGTGATTGAACTAATAGGCCAAGACATCGTTAACGAAATAGCAGATGACTATGCTTACGGAACTGAAGAATTTAACTCAAGCTTTCCAGTAGTTGAAAGACTAAAAGAAGCTTGGTGGGAAGAAGCTGAAAACACACTATCATCTTTTCAGCTACATGACTTCATGGGTAGAATAGACTTTGAGTCAATAGCAGAACAAGCTATAGACCAGGCTGAAGAAAGATATGAAGCTGAACTAGAAAGCCGAAACTATTATTAAAATAAAGCTTGACATTTGATTAAAAGTATGGTATAATTATATTGTAGGGTAAAAGTTTTTTTAACGTAAAAGGAGATTTAAAATGGATACATCAGTAATAAGTTCAGAATTAGAATTAGCAAATTTATCAGCTCAACAAGAGTTTTTTGCGGAGCATGGTGAACCAATGTATTGTGGGTTTGCCTGGGTAGATGTGCCAGTAACTAGAACCAACAGCAAGGAAGCTAAAATGCTAATGGAGCTAGGGTTTAAAAAGTCTTGGCAACCTAAGACCATGCAGTTTTGGATAGGTCAAAAGGTAGGCAATCATGGACAGTCTATGGACATTAAGATTGCTGGTGCTCAAGCAATGGTTGAGGTGCTAAAGAAGTATGGCATCAAAGCTAGTTACAGATGTCGGGCAGATTAATGCCTGGCATCACTTTTAACTTTAAGGAGAAAATTATGCAAAGAATTTGGACTCATATTTGTGTAGATAGTGACGACTACACAATCAGAAAGTTTTTATCGTTACGAGAAGCTAGGCAATTTGCTCAACGTAATGATTTAAAGGTAGTTGCGACTGGTGATAAACCTCAAACTCAGCGTGACATTTATAAACAAGCTATGTTAGAATGTGGCAAAGCTCTATTTTAATTGGAGGCTATATGAGGGTTATTAAAAGTTGTGGTTGTTGTGATAGCAAAGCAGTGTTTAATCATCATGGTGAAGGCTGGTGTGGCTCATGGGCCATGTTTGGAATCTTTAACATGTTTGGTTATTGTAAGAAAACTAAAGAGCACTCGCAAGAGTTGCAGGATTTTCATAAACGAATGAAGGGAGTTAAATAATGGGAACAATTAATGTAATGGTAGGTGAAATATTAGTAGATGGAAAAGTAAGCAAAAGAACTATGGTTGAAATTAAGAATGACCAAAAGCTAGTTAATATTGCTCACGAACAAGCAAAAAGTTTAGATAAGCAAGAGAAGGAAAAGTACATAGAAGATTATCAGGAAGGTAAATTTGAGTATGGTGAAGATGAGTCTTTAGCGGTATCAGGACACTCAGCTCTCGCTGTTCTTAAGATGAAAAATATCGTCCTCACCAATAAACAGCGTTCAAATTTAATTGGTTCTTTATCGTTAGATGAGAAAATGTATTTTGGTAATTGGTTAAATGATAATGAAAGTACAGCAAACACTATAAGAGAGTCTGTAGATGGTGAGCTAGATGATGAGTTAAAGTTTGGCAAGAAGACTTTCCAGGATGGTGTAGAAGTTTTTACTAACAATAAATATTAGGAGTTGTAATGAAAAATAAGCATAGAAAAGCAGGAAAAGCCAGGGGTTATTTAGATTCATTAATTATTCGTGGTGAGCATATGGCAAGCTATTTAACTAGAAGGAATAGTCCTGCTCAAGTAACATTAGACAGGATTATGAACTTAGTTGAAAAGGCTCAAAACTATAAACACACTATAGTAAAAAATGGCAAGCAATATTCTCATACATCGCCTTCTCGTGTAGAGGGCCAAGAAAAGCAAAGAGAAAAATGTATTGCTAGATTATGGGAGTGTTACAATCAAGTCTTAGAGTCTGAGGTTATGCATAAATCTAAAAAAGGCAAAGATGAAACATGGAATAATGCTAAACGAGTAGGAACTTCTTGGGTTTCTGAGCCTCTATACTTTTATGGAGACCAGTTTGATTATGTGGTTGGTGACGAAACTTATGGTATGAAGGCTCAAGGAAGAACGCCTGTAAGCTCTTCCAATTATGATGGGGAGGAAAGTGAAAATGATTAAAAAACCTTTAACTGCATTATTTGCAGTAGTGTTAGTTTTTGTATTTGCAAGAAATATGGTTAACCAGGCCAAAGCCGATGAGTATGAATCTTTTTATAAAGAGGATGGTTCGTTAGTAAATATCTTTGGTGCAGAGGATTCTGGTATTGTTATTAAGGATGGTGAAGCTGAATATTATGTTGTACCAAAAGACGATGGCTCACCAACATTCATTTATGATGATGAATTAATTATCTGTACTAACACTGGATGTTACTAAAAAAACGAAGTAGAAAAAGTCAATTTATTCGTGTTTGTAATCAGCCACTTACAAGCATAAATGTTAATTACATATTAGTGGTATAGGAGGGATTAAAATGTCAGAAGAATTAGAGGTTGATTATGTAGAGCAAGAGTCAACAGAGATGCCTGAAGAAGAAGCTCAATGGTCTCATGAAGTTTTAATGCAGTTTGAGATATTGATTGATTCGTTAGGAATTGAAACTGTTATGTTTTTGTTAGACAAAGAGCATGAGGAAATTATCAACGCCTGGGTAAAAGATAAGGTTGATATATCTAATAGAACTAAGCAGTAATCGTGCAATAAATATACTACCTTTCTAACGATGGTTTTAGTAGCAAATAATCGTTAGGAAGTAGTGGTAGTAAGCTATTCAGTGTTTTATACATATCAAATAGATACTGGGTAGTGGGTTATGGGTTATTATATATATAATAATAACAGTTAATTACATTTAAAAAGGAGCATTATTTTGAGATACTACAAACATAATATTGGTGATTTTTTAGCCGATACACATTTTTTACCTAACGAGGAACTTGCTGTATATACAAAATTAGTATGGCAATATTACTTACAAGAGAAACCTTTTAGGTGGGAAGATAATGATTATAATTGGGAATTAAAAGCTGAAGAGTTTGGAACTGATTATAAAATATTAGATAAAATTCTACACAGATATTTTCAGGAAGAGGTTGACCCTGAAAACGAAAGAATTGTTATATGGAGACATAAAAGAATTGACATTGAGTTAATTAAAATGAACTCAACCAACCTTAAAAAGAAAGAGGGTATAGAAAGCAGGTGGAATAATGATACAAAAATAAATGGCTTTGATGATTTTTGGAAAGCTTATCCAAATAAAAAAGATAAGCAAAAAGCTATGAAGGCCTGGGCAAATAATAAACCTGACTTACAAAAGGTATTAAAAGCTTTAAAGGCGCAAAAAAATTCAGAGCAATGGAAGAAAGAAGATGGAAGATTTATACCATTACCTACTACGTGGCTGAATGGAGCAAGATGGGAAGATGAGGTAAACAATAAAGAAGTTAAGAAAATTCATTACACTAACTAAAGGAGATATTATGAAATCAGTAGATATAAAAGGTAAGCAGTACATCATGGTTAACGAGAGAATTAAAGAGTTTAGGAAGCAACATCCTAACGGACAAATTCTTACTCAGATTATGGCTAACGCAGATGGCCAGGTAATGTTCCAGGCTAAGATTATGGTTGAGGGCGTTCTAGTAGCAACAGGACATGCTTATGAAAAAGAAGCAAGCTCATTTATCAACAAGACATCTTACATTGAGAACTGTGAGACATCTGCTATAGGAAGAGCATTAGGAGTCTATGGAATTGGTATAGATGCAAGCATAGCATCAGCCGAGGAAGTAGGTAATGCAGTTAAACAACAGGAGGACTTTTTATGAGTAATGAGCAATTAGTCCAGGGGTCGGAGCAGTGGCATAAAGTTCGTAACGGAAAAATTACTGCGAGTAAATTATCTGACCTAATGAAGAAAACAAAATATGGGGAGTCAACATATAAAACTAGACTCAGAATGGAGCTTGCTATTGAAAGGATAACTGGTAAATCTGCCAGTCCTAATTTCATGAACCAAGCTATGCACGATGGCGTTGAGCGAGAGCCTGATGCCCGTACTTTGTTTGAAGCAATGACAGGAAAAGAAGTTGCCCTCTGTGGTAGCTTTGACCATCCTGAAATTGTAAATACAAGTGCAAGTCCTGATGGATTACTTAGAGGGGAAAATGCTATACTGGAGATTAAATGTCCTACGCATATTACTCATGCTAAAAATCTATTGTCAAAAACTATGGACAAGCGATACCAGTACCAGGTACAATGGCAAATAGCTTGCACAGAAAGCGACTACGGATATTTCTGTTCTTACCATCCTGACTTTCCACCTGAGCTTAGACTTAAGGTTGTTAAGGTTGAGAAAGATGATGAGCTGATAGCCGAGGTAGAGAAAGCTGTTAGAGAATTTGATATAGAAGTAGAAGGTTTAATTAATGACATTAAAAAAGGAGGTAATAAAGATGGCTGAACAGTATGACAACACTAACTCGTTTGCACTATTTAAAAACGATAAGGGTGATAATGAAGCAAGACCTGATTACACAGGAAACATTACACTAGAAGGTGGTAAAGAAATGCGTATGGCTTGCTGGATAAGAGAATCTAAGTCTGGATTAAAATTCCTAAGCGGTAGAATCTCAGAACCACAAGACAATTCTGGAACTAATAACGCATCAGTAGAAGGAGCTGACGTACCATTCTAATCCAAGAGGTCTTGAACCACTTTGATGGAGTTCGTGAGACAGGTAACGGCCAATATTCATGCCGTTGCCCAGCTCATGAAGATAAGAGTGCATCACTAGGAATTAAGCAAGGAGATGGTGATAGAATATTACTTAACTGCTTTGCTGGCTGTGATGTTAAAACAATATTAGAGAGTGCAGGACTGGAATGGAAAGACATACTCCCTGATAATAAATTGTATCAGGCAGAGAAACATAAGTTTAATCCTTTTGCAGTATTGAAGATGATTAGAGATGAAGTATTAATTATTGGCTTATCTAGTGTAGATATCAGAAATGGTAAACCACTTAACGATAAAGACCATGACAGATTATTAAAAGCTGTAGGTAATGTTAGAGATGCATACAGTAAATGTAAATAGGGGTGGTATTAGTTTTGACAGGCTGTAAAATTAAATTCGCAGACTGGACGAGGGTGCAACTCCCTCCCACTCCACCAATTTGGAGAAAAATATGGTGTCACAAACGCTAGAAGATATACTTATAACCGATAAAGAAATTTCTGGTTATATGGAAACAAGAGATACAGGTGAGCATCTTAAAATTAAAAGGCCATCTGAATATGTTGATGCTGTAGAGCAATACTTTTCTACAGACTTGATGGGTGGAATATCTTTACCTTTTATTAACACCGATAAAGACTTTAAAGTAAGGATGGGTGAGATAAGTGTAGTCACTGGTTATTCAGGTCATGGTAAATCAGCATGGCTTAACCAATGCATATTAGGGTTACTGAAAAAAGAAAAGACTATGATTGCTTCTTTTGAGATGTTGCCTAAAGCTACACTAGGTAGGATGTGTCAACAGACAGGCGAGCCATTACCTAGCCTAACTTACATTAAAGATTTTTTGAGTAAGTTAGAACATAACATGTACTTGTATGACCCAGAGGGTGAGACATCAACAAAAAAAGTATTAGAAGTAATTTACTACTGTGCTGAAAAGCTTGGGGTAAAGATTATGGTAGTTGATTCATTAATGAAGTGTGGTATAGGTGAAGATGACCTTAACGGGCAAAAAGCATTTGCTAATAAACTTGCTGTAGCATCCAGGGATTTAGATATACATATATTCTTAGTTGCTCACAGTAAAAAAACAGCATCTGATTTTGACCATGCGAGAAAGTTTGATGTTGCAGGAAGTGCAAATATAACTAACATGGTAGATAATGTATTTTCTGTTCATCGTAATAAAGCTAAAGAAGAGGCTATATTAGACCAAGACTATGACAACCCTGTATGCGACCAACCGCCTTGTACAGTACACTTAGTTAAACAAAGGCATGGTAAAGGTTTAGAAGGTAGATGGGCGTTTGATTTTAAACCTGACACCTTTCAGTATACGGAGTGGTTATCATGATGATTAAAGACTTTATTAAGGAAGTAAAGAAAACGTTTGGGGATGATGTAGAGTTTAAAGCTACATCTAAAGAAGGTAAAATTTTTAGGAGCAAAGGTTATGAAAAGATTCAAGGTGACATCCGAAGAGGAGTTGGAACACGTCAGAAAGCAGATTGGTGAGTTAGACTTATCACAAGCTTGGGAGGTAGAAGTTAAACCTTTTGCCTTTAATAGAAGTGTCCAGCAAAATCGTAGGTATTGGAAGATTATCCAGGAGCTTGGCTCATATCTTGGATATGATGAAGGTGAGATGCATGAGCTTATGAAGTATAAATTTTTATCCTATAAGCAAGAAATGTTAGGTGATGAGATGGTGGTTATACCATCAACATCAAAGCTTAACATTAAAGAGTTTGTAGACTATCTATCTAAGGTTGAGCGTTTTGCATCAACGTTAGGTTTTAATTTAAATGGAGGAAATTATGATTAAGTATAACAATGAATTTTTTGATGGAGAAGCTTATGACCACAAAAGAGACTCACACAGGCTAACAGGCCAGATGCAAAGAATATATGATTGCATGAGTAATGGCATGTGGTATACATTAAAAGAAGTATCAGAAATTACTGGAGCTCCTGAAGCATCAGCATCTGCTGGTATTAGAAATCTTAGGAAGGAAAGGTTCGGTGGATTTACTGTAGATAGAGAGCATATTAGCAATGGCCTATATAAGTATAGACTAAACAGGGACGAGTCTTAATGGCTGGTTACAAAAAGGTGTTGGTAATTGGGGACATGCATTGTCCCTTCCAACATCGTAGTGCTATACCATTCTTAGAAGCTTTAAAGAAACATTACAAAGGCTTTGACTTGGTGGTAAACATAGGTGATGAAATTGATTGCCATGCTATCTCAATGCATGATTCTAATCCTGACTTGCCAAGTGCAGGTGATGAGTTAGAATTAGCTAAGGCTGAGATACATAAGTTAGAAAAGATTTTTCCAAAGATGACCTTAGTAGATAGTAACCATAGTAGCTTGGTCTTTAGAAGAGCATTGAAGCATGGTTTGCCAAAGGGTTTCTTAAAATCTTATAACGACTTTCTGGAGGTAGGTAAGGGATGGAAATGGGTTAATGACCTAACGATTAATTTGTCTGATGGTGAGAGATGTTTCTTTACTCATGGTATGTCAGCAAATGTCCTACAAGTGGCACAGCGAATGGGTATCAATACAGTCCAGGGCCATTACCATAGTAAGTCTAGTATTCAGTATTACAGCAATCCTGACAAACTTGTTTGGGGTGCTCAGACTGGATGCTTAACTAACCAACAGTCTTTAGCATTTGAGTATGCTAAGAACTTTAAGGATAGGTTTGTTATGTCATCGTTAGTGATTGTAGATGGTCAACCTAAGCTTCATCCAATGGTTATTAAAAATCATAAATGGATAGGTAGGATTATCTAATGAAAAAAGCAGACAAGCTTAAAATGCAAAAGATGGTAGAGTTTGGTTGTGTGGTATGTAGGTGGTACGAGGGGGTGGATGACCTGCCTCCTTGTAACATTCATCATATCAGGGATAACACTGGCATGGGTATGAAGGATGAAGAGATGATACCATTGTGTCACTACCATCACCAGGGGCGTATGGGTATTCATACTATAGGTAAAAAGATTTGGGAGGAAAGGTATGGAACTCAACGTGAATTACATCAAAGAATGAAGGAGGAAATTTTTAATGAGTGAGTTAGATAAACAGGTTGCTGGCAGTCATTACCAAGACTATGCCATTCAACCTTTGGAGTTCATAACTAAAAACAAACTATCTTATATACAGGGAAACATTATAAAATACGTTGTACGTTATGAGCAAAAAAATGGTATTGAAGACTTAGATAAAGCTATTCATTACATTAACATACTAAAGGAGGTAAGTCGTGAAAAGAAAATATAAAGGGTTATGCAACATAGCAACAACCACTATACTTCAGCTTGTCATTGTATTATTGCTGATAGTATTTTACGGGGTATTTGCATTAGGTGTATTAGCACAAGAAAAAGGTAGCAAGGTGGGGGTAGGCAATTTTGTAATGGCTGTAAGTTACACAGATAGCTACGATGATTTAGTATACGTATCTAATTTTGTAAACTGCGACCATGCTATGAATTATTACAATGACAATTGCACTGATGCTAAAATCATGATGTGCCAAGCGGAGGACAGATTATATATGCCTATTGGCCATAACAGTGATTCATCATTTGACTTTGAGCCAACAGATAAACAGTCCTGCGGATTCGTAGGAGTTCAGAAACCTAAATTTACGGAGGTACAATAATGGGTAAAGGAAGCGGACGTAGACCACAAGAAATAACTGACGAGGAAATGGAGCAGGCATGGAACGCTATCTTTGCTGGACATCCTAATGAAGATGACTTTGAAAAGGTTAAAGGGAATATAGTAAAGCGCAAAGAAGATGTCATTAAGGAAGATGGGTATGGTAATGAGCTACCTAAAGCTAACGACCCTGACAGATTTGTTGACGACATTGGAGATGCATAATGGCTAAAACATCTCCAACACAGCGCACACTTAAAAGAATGAAAGAAAGTGGTGACTATAAATTAGTACAGATTGTAGAGAAATGGAATCCGTTTGCTAGAATACGCCAAGACCTCTGGAATTTTGATATATTAGGTATATCTATTACTGGAGAGACACACGCCATACAAGTAACATCGTACAGCAACATGAACGCCAGGATACGCAAGATAGAAGATGCAGAAGCTACACCTCATTTAAGAGATGCAGACTGGGTTCTACTTGTGGAAGGCTGGAAGAAAGAAAAAAATGGTCGCTATAAATCTTATATAGCTGATTTATCATAAACGAAAGGAGACTAAATGGACAACTATCAAAGATTCATTCATGTATCACGTTACGCTAGATACATACCAGAACTAAAACGTAGGGAAAATTGGGATGAGACAGTTACTAGGCTAACTGACTTTATCCGTAAACATCAACCAGCATTAGGCAAGGACATAGATAAGATACATGATGCTGTATTAAACTTAGAAGTAATGCCAAGTATGAGGTTATTAATGACAGCAGGTGAGGCCTGTGAACGTGATAACATATCTGCTTATAATTGTGCTTACATTGCAGTAAGCCATAAGAGAGTATTCTCAGAAATACTATACATATTAATGAACGGAACAGGAGTTGGATTTAGTTGTGAGAGGCAAGAGATTGATAAGCTACCTAAGCTACCAGAAAGCATTAATAGTTGTGACGATATTATCTATGTTGGCGACAGCAAGTTGGGGTGGGCGAAGGCGTTTAAAAAACTTCTATCTAGTTTATGGGAAGGAGACATACCGACCATTGACTACTCTCGTGTTAGACCAGCAGGTGCTAGACTTAAAACATTTGGAGGTAGAGCATCAGGGCCTGAGCCATTAAAGAGGTTGTTTGACTTTGTTACTGAGTCATTCATTAATGCCAGAGGACGTAAGCTAAACTCTATTGAGGTACATGACATTGTATGTATGATTGGTGAAATAGTGGTCGTAGGAGGCGTTAGACGTTCTGCCCTTATCTCCCTATCAAATCTTACAGATAAGCGCATGAGGGAGGCTAAAATAGGTGCTTGGTACAACGAATACCCCTGGCGTGGACTAGCAAATAACAGTGTTGCTTACACCGAGAAACCTGATATGGAGGTCTTCATGGAAGAGTGGCTATCGTTAGTCAAATCTAAGTCAGGTGAGCGTGGTATCTTTAACAGGGTAGCATCTCAGAAGCAAGCAGAGAAGCAAGGACGAGACCCTAGCCTTAGTTATGGCACAAACCCTTGTAGTGAGATTATACTACGTCCTACGGGCCAGATGTGTAACCTCACAGAGTGTGTAGTAAGAGCTGAGGATACAAAAGAAGCGTTAACAGAAAAAGTAAGGTTAGCAACTATACTGGGTACTTTTCAATCTACCTTAACTAAGTTTCAATTCTTGTCAGCAGAATGGCTAAAGAATACAGAAGAGGAAAGGTTGTTAGGTGTTTCATTAACTGGGATTATGGATAATAAGATGATGGCTAATCCAGACCCCAAATTTTTAGAGGAGCTAAGGGATGAAGCAAGAAAAACAAACAAAAAATACGCCAAGCTTCTTGACGTTCAGGAGTCTGCTAGTATTACTTGTGTTAAGCCAAGTGGTACTGTTAGTCAGCTTGTTGACTCCGCTAGTGGTATTCATAGTAGACATAGTGATTATTACATTCGTACTGTTAGAATTGATAAGAAAGATGCTCTTTATGAGTTCCTCAAGGGGAAAGGAGTCTCTTGCGAAGATGAAGCATATCGTCCTGACAGCACCGCAGTCTTTAGCTTTCCTATTAAAAGTCCTAGAGGTAGCGTTACACGAGACGATAGAACTGCTATTGAAGAACTTGAAACGTGGTTAATCTATCAAAGACATTGGTGTGAACACAAGCCTTCTGTGACTATTAATGTACGTGAGCCAGAATGGTTAGAGGTAGGAGCATGGGTATATAAACACTTTGATGAGATATCAGGGATTAGTTTCTTACCACACTCAGACCACTCATACGTTCAAGCACCATACCAGGACGTAGACAAAGAAACATTTAGAAAAGCATTAAAAGAAACACCTCAGTTAATTGAGTTTGAAGAGCTAATTGAGGAAGACGATAACACCGAAGGAAGCCAAGAGCTAGCCTGTACGGGTGGTTCATGCGAAATCGTCTAAAAACGAAGTAGAAAGCAACACTCTACCTCCCACTGTTTATGGGGGGTTTGAGCTGTTGGTAGTCAATTACATATTAGTGGTAGGAGTAGGAGGCATCAAAGGTGACTTGCATAGCTCTCACCTGAACTTGTTATTCATTAACGAATGTAAAGGATAACACTATGTGGACAACACCAGCATGTACTGAAATGCGTTTTGGTTTTGAAGTAACTATGTACGTAATGAACAAGTAATGAACCCAGGGGATGGTTTATCCCCAACTAATTTAATATCGGAGGCACTACCTCTTTCTCCTGGGTAGTTTAAAAGCCTCCACTTAATAGGAAATAAAATGGGCGCACCAAAAGGAAACACAAACAGCAGTAAAGACAACAGAATATGGGGAAAGACTATCCGTAAACTGGCAGTACAGGAGGGGGCAAAGCGTATGCATAGAGTTGCAGAAGCTTTATTTAAGAAAGCAGAAGAGGGCGATGTTGCTAGTATCAAAGAATTAGGAGACAGAATTGATGGAAAAAGTGAACAAACAATCAGTGGAGACAGTGACCAACCAATCACAATTGTAGTAAAGACAGGCATAGATGAATAACAATAGGAGGATGGATGTTTATACACAAAGGGTATGCAAAGCAAGGCAATAGATATGTACACAGAATAGTATGGGAAGAAGCAAATGGCCCTATACCAGAAGGTATGCATATACACCATATCAATAGCAATAAGTTAGACAATAGACTAGAGAACCTTTCTTTAGTTACACCAAAACAAAACAAAGAGCAGTCAGACCAGTGGGGTAAAGGTTATGCTTATAGAAAGCATTTACAAATAAGACCTTACCAAGCACAAAGAAGAATAGACAGTGTGTTAAAGTCTTTTGGTTAC